GCAGACATCTTGCCCTTGGCAATGTTCTGAGCGTGGCGGGCTTTAAATGATTTGCGTCGGGCTTTATCTGCCGCAGACGATGGGCTACTGCCGGCGCCGGACACGCCCTGCTGACCAAAACGAATCGTCTTTATCTGGTCGCCAGACTTCGCAACAACTACATGCGATTTTGTAGGATGGCTCGGTGTGCGCTTCGGCTTGTTATAGCCGGACACGCCAGCCCTATCCAGTCGGGGGTCTTTATTGCTCATCTGCACTCTCATCAATGCTAATGTTGCCGAGAAGGTTTTCCATTTCCTCGGCGTCTATCCCAGCGCGCAGGCCCGAAGAAATAGCAATATTCAGGCAGGCGTCCATTATGTGATGCCATTCTACATCAGATGAGAGGTAAATGCCATTCGTATGCATTTCCATAACGGCAGTGATTGCCTCGACAATCGACATATCATCACGGCTGTCCTCTAGGTCCACCTCAATAAAGAACTCGGCCGGCAATTTTTTCGGCTTTGGAAAGTCTACAATGTTATCGTTCATATTGGCTCCTCGCGCAGATTATAGCCAGAGGCGGGTTGCCAGACAACTAAACAGTAAATAATTAGCTTTTATTTATAAATAATGTTTGACACTATGTTTATCCTTAGCTTATATTAATAATATATCAACTCAAGGAGAGAAAAAATGACTTACAACCACACAGATTACCAAGCTGAACAAGAAGCAAAAATCACAGCAGAAAACAAGCCGGTTAAGGCTTTCGCAAATTTCTCAGGCTGGTCAGATGTTGAGCCGTTTGAGGTTGTTAAAGTTTGCACCGAAAACAAAGTTGTCATTCGCTCTATGCAAGCAGAGCGGGCAGAGGGCTGGAAGCCTGAGATTGTTTCTGGTGGGTTTGCCGGTCACTGCACTAACAACAACGACCAGCGCAAGGCTTGGGACATTTCTTCTGATGAAGAGGGTCGTCTGGTAACAATCCGCTGGTCAAAGGCAAAGCTGAGATGGCAGTGCGCGGATGGTAGCCGGTATTTTATGTCCGACCAGCCAGTAAAAAAATACGACTTCAACTTTTAATCAAGCAGGGGCGGTCTTCGGGCCGCTCCGAAAGGAGACTAAAATGGAAACACAGTTACAGGAATTAAAGCAAGCCGCAGTGTCCAACTTCATCAAGCGTTGGGGCCACGAAAAGGCTGAAAATTTCGCAGACAAGTTCTCATTCAAAATGGGCAAAAAGTACATTAAGGTAATCCACGACGGCTCCGCTTGGGCGTTTATCGTCACTAAAGATGGCGAAGGCTACCGCAAGGGGGACATCCTTAAAGCATCAAGCTGGTCAGCGCCGGCTAAGAACAGCCCAAGGGGAAACATCATCGACGGGGGCTATCGCGTAGAATGGACCGGCCCGCTTTATTTAAGATAGGGAGAAAAAAATGGATAGAGTTCTCGGATATATCGGCTACGCGGTCATCATCGCGTTTGCCTTGGGCTGGATGGATACGCTGGCAATGCTCGGTGTTGAGGATAGCAGGAGCTACACATGGTGGGCCGTAATAGCTCGAATGGGGGGATTATAATGGATATAATTACACGCCAAGAGGCAAAGGAGCAGGGGCTTCCGTTTTACTTTACAGGCAAGAATTGTAAGCATGGGCATGTAGCATCGCGCCGCACTTCAACTGGTTACTGTGAAGAGTGTTGCGACATAAAGTACAAAACCAACAGACAGGATAAAGAATACCTGCGCAAAGAATATGAGCGTGGCAAACGCTGGAAGTTGGAAAACAGAGATATGATTAACGCCAAGCGCAGGGTGCGTGATAAAGAATGGTATGTTCCGCCACAACTCGGCCCACGGCAAGTTGCAAAAGAGGCAGGCGACACTGTCTACTTTACGGGCAAGCCATGCGCAAATGGTCACGTCGATTACAGGCGCGTCTCTTGTGGCTCATGTGTCGTTTGCAAAAGCGAATATCATAAAACTGACGAAAGAAGGGCAATAGGCAGAGAGAAAGCAAGGGAGTATAGAAATAAATTTCCCGACGCAGAGCGTGCAAAAGCCAAGCGCTGGAGGCAAAAAAACAAACCATCTTTAGCCGCTAAAACCCAGCGCAGAAGGTGCGCCCAAATCAATGCCACCCCAGCATGGGCAGACCATGACAAAATATTGACAAAGTATTGCGAGCGAGATGCTATGAGCCGCATCACTGGCCTAAAGCATGACGTTGACCACCGCATACCGTTGCAGGGTAAGAACGTGTGCGGCCTACACATCGCAGAAAACTTGCGGGTAATCCTTACCAAAGACAATCAATCTAAATCAAACAAATGGGATTGCGGCTAAACAATCCAGCTATTATCACGCTTGGGGGTGCTGTTCTGGCTCCCCCATTTTTTTGTGGTAAACCCGCCGGCAAGGGCGCCCTGCTCGGCAAATGTCAGCACAAATGCATCAGCAACGTCTGGGCTTCTCTGCTTGCGGGCCTTCATCTCGGCCTTGCTCTCGACCTTCAGCTTGCCCGTGGACATATACTTATACTTAATGCCGGTAAGCTCCTGTATCAGGGTATCATCATCCGGTATTTTGCAATCACGCCGCTCGAACCACTCCCTTGTCAGCCAGAATAGCTCGTCGCGCAGGCGAACAAACTTCTGTGACATGGACGCAGTCTCACTCACCGAGACGCTAACAGCGGGCAGGTCTAGCTCGCGCAGTCTATCCGCAACGCCGGACCCCATGCCGATAGCATCAACATAAATTGCCGTGGGGCGGTTGCTATAATTGCATGCCTCATATTCCATCATGACGATACCGACAAGCTCCATAAGCTCCTTGTTCTGCCACGTCTTAATTGGCTCCAAGAGCAACTGTCCCTGACGCTTTGCCAGTGCTGACCTGTCACCGCCCATGCGGGCAACATCGAGGCCCCAGACGGTCGGGGTTGTCGGGCTGGGCGTGATATCGCGCTTTACAGCCTCCTCGACAATATAGAGCGGAACAAGCACATCATCAGACTGCGTGGGGAACTCGCCCAGCACACGGACGCGGTAGACATTGCTGTCAATCCCGTATTTATCAGCCATGCCGGTGAGAAACTCCTCGGAGACGTATTCACCGTCTTCACAGCTTACCGTGATGTTATGCCAACGGTGACGCTGGGAATGGAATGATTCGTAGAAGAATCCATCTGAGCGGGTCGGGTTCCCACACATGACAGTCTTCGCACCGGCAGTTGATAGGGCACCCTCGGCAACCTGAAAGACAACATCGGGCACACCGGAAGCCTCCTCGACCAGAAACAGCATGTTCTCGCTGTGGAAGCCCTGTAGAGCCTCTGGGTTCTCCTTGCGGCTGGTACGGGCCACGCAGAAGCTATCAGAGGCACCTTTAAGGCTAATCTTATCGGTTTTGAACTCCATCAGGTCGCGGAAGCCTTCGGGCAATCTTCTGGCCCATTTGTCGATTTCTGTCCACAGCACGTCTGACAACTGGTGGGCAGTGTTCGCGGTAACAGCAACTTTGCACGGGTAATGGCTCAGGAGCCACCAGAGGACTAACCACGACTGGAACGCAGTCTTTCCGACACCGTGACCGGACTTAATGCTGACGCGGTCATTTTCGGCGATGGCGCGTAATGCATCGGCCTGCCATTTCTGCGGGGTGGCCCCTATGATGTGTTCGACAAAAAAGACGGGGTCGTTGTGAATTTTTAGGAGGAGGTCAGTTGTGAGTTTCATGAGAATCCTTGGGGGGTGTGTGTGGGGGTATTGCTTTGTCACGGGCGGGGGCTGTGTGCTCGAAGGGGGGCTATCGGCAGAAATACCTACCTATAGTAATCATTTGTCGCATAACATCTATTATGGAACGCATTATGGGCAATCCCGCACAGCTAAGTCATTGATATTGTTGAGAACGCTATGGTTGTGCGCCCTATAGGTTGTATATCCTGCATTTTGTAACTTGCGAATGATTATCATTTGCCCGCGCGCGCCCGCGTATCGGTGAAGCCCTTTCGCCGCATATCACTCATCAACTTCCCCCTCAATCACATTAGCTGACAACAGCTTCTTCTCCTCCACTTTCTTAGCCACCAGTTTTAGTTCGTCGATGAAACTCGTCTTATGCTCCACGTCCACCTTCAGCGTCTGCTCGCCGTAGAATTTCGGATAATACTTCGCCATTCGCCACTTCAGCGTATCCAGCCTCAGCCGGCCTGCGTGATAGTCTAGCTCGCCGCTATCCACTTTATCCAGCGTCTCATCTATCTGGTCATCCAGCGCGCTTGCACGAGCTTCCATAGCCATAAGGAACCGCCTTGCAACCTCTGCATCCTTATTCTTTAGCTGATACAGCGCCTCATAGCTCGGCATATCATCATCCTTGCCAACCTGCCTAGCGCTACGACCATCCATTGCAATTCGCCGTAGAAACTCATCTATGACTTCCGGTGTCAGCTTCTTCTTACTCATCGCTCTGCTTCCCTGCAATCTCACCTGAGCAAGCCATATAGCCAGCCGCATCCACATAATTATCTGCGTTGCTAACCTGCCCGTTCTTTATCCGAGCCAGCTTCAACAGCGTCATCATAACGCCCACATCATTAGCCGTAATATCATGCCCAAGATGCAGTGACCAATAGTCTGCTATAAGCTGGAAGTTGTCCTCCATCTTGCCGTGTGTGGCCGCTCTATCCTGCGTCACACAATACAGCGCCGTCCTTAAAATATCATCCCTGTTCATTAGCTTCCCTCTCTGTACGTCCGATGATGGATTGGACGCACTATATAACAAATACAAACCCTTAGCCATTGCCTGTCACAATCCTGTCACAGCACCGGATACTTTTTTCTACTATCCGTCACAATCAGCTTGCAAACCTTACACTGGTAAACGCTCTCAGGCTCATCAGACAGCGTCTTGCCGATAGCCTGCTTGTGCGTAACCGTCTGGCACTTCGGGCACTGGTTATTGTCCAGCAACCTCTGCATCTTGCCATCACCCTGCGATATCACGCTCGACCTCCACCTGACCAGTTCCAGCGCATTCCTGACAGGTCTGCCACTCATCCCTCAGATAGCCACCATTATCGTAATCACGAACGCCAACCTGATAGACTGCCTCACCTTCGCCAGCGCACTCAGCGCATTCTTCCACAAAAATATCAGTATCCATAATCACATCCACCCCTTTTCTCTTGGGCTTGGTAGCCCGTTGCCTAACGCCATCCAATCATCATCCGTCTGCTTGGTAAGCATGAACGCCTCCACATCCGGCAATACCAGCTTATAAGAAAACCCCTGCGAGCCGAAAGCCTTTATATATTTCTGCGTCACATTATCAGCAAACACCTTCTGCCCCTCCGACAACACCTTGCTCTTGCCACCGGACACCGATTGCTGGCGATTTGAGCGCCTCTGAGCGCCCTTGCCCTCTTTTCTGCACCAAGTCTGCCAGAAAGCGCGACACGACGCATAAGCCGCCTTATTACCGCCCTTCTCGTCCCAGAGCCGCATGTCAGTCAGTATTTCCTGCCAATCTAGCTCTAGGCTCTCTGCATATTCCTTATCGAACTGTTCCGGCTCCCACTCAGATAGCTTTTGTTTCCCGCTTTTCTCTTTTATAGGTTTATTGTTCTTATTGTTCTTATTGTTAATCAGACAACTGCTGTCACCACCTGATGTCAGAGCTGTGTCACCACCTAGTGACAGAGCTGTGTCACCACCTGACAGGCTGTCACCACCTGACAGAGCTGTGTCACCACCCCCCATAGCCGAAATGCCATAAGTGCTAGTGTCGTTAAATCGCCTATTGATTGAAATAAGCCCAAGTTCCTCTAGCTTTGACAGCTTCCGAGTTACCGTCCTGTCAGAGCAAGACCCAGCAATAGCCAGCCACTTGATGGCGGGCCAAGCTATGCCGCGCTCGTCGTTATATCTATCAGCCAGCCCAATCAGAACCAGCTTTGCAATCGGGTCAGATACATCCTGCTCCAACGCCCATGACACTGCTTTAATACTCATATCCATTCCATCCTTTGTCTTGTTGATTCACTATCCCAAACGAACCAAGCATATTGAACTGTTCCCGTGCTTGTTGCTTCCTCATC